ATCATAAAAGCTTCTCATAATACGAGACATATTAATACCTTTCTTATGAGCTTCTAAACTTACACTACCGGTAACACTAGTTTCCAATTCTATAGTTTTACCATTTCTCTTTTTATAATTAAGAGGTAATTTAAAATTATGAATACCTACTTGCTGAATAGGTACTGCAGCTCCTTGAATTAAACTAGAAGGTCCATTTTGTAGATCCGGTAATGATGAAATGTATTTTTTATCAGCTTTTACCGTTCTATCATAAACTCGAATAGGCGGAAAATAACTCTTACTGAATTCATTACCCATAATCTCTTGAGCGATAATGTCTTTTTCTCCAGTGAGTTCGTCATCTTCACCTAACCATTCGTAACTTTTATTTTTATCGGTCATCGACTTAATAATAGTATCTTTACTTCAAACTTCAACTGTTTAAATATGTTTTATGCCTTTCATACATGATTACAATTTAGTTTTCATACATATTCCGAAAAACGGTGGGAGTAGCGTGGAGAATCATTTTGGGTTATGGAAACATAATAATGATCAATTTTCTTGTAATGATAAAAAGAAAAAAATTGCTTGGGTATCTTTAAATGAAGAACCTGTAGATATACCTGGTCACGTTTTATCCCAAAATTACGGAACCGGAGACTTTTTGTTTTCAGTGCAACATTATATTCCTTATCTTGCAAGAGAATTAGATAGAGAAAATTGGGATAAATATAAAAAATTTACAATAATAAGAGACCCGTATACAAGAGCAATATCAGAATATTGTTACAGGCACCATGGCGAAAAACTAACAAGGTTTAATAATGAAAGATTTAAAAACTGGTTTTTAGGTTTTTGCAAAACAGGATATATATTAGATCATTATTTACCTCAAGTAGAATATTTTAACTACATAGATTATGATTATGTATTAAGGTTTGAAAACTTACAAGATGAATTTAAAAATATGTGTGAAGAATTAAAAATAAAAGAAAAAGAACTACCACATATTAATAAATCTGCAGGCAATGTACCTGCATTTAAAAAAGAATTATCAAAAGAAAATATCGATTTAATTAATGAAAGATATTATAAGGATTTTGAAAAGTTCGACTATAAATTTTTATAATGAAACCTATTTTAGTAACATGTGTATATGTAGGTAAGTCTGATTGGCTTATGGGAGGTAAAGATAATGACGAAGGTCTTTATGAATTGTCTCTTAAAAACTTAGCTAATTTTGATATGCCTATGCACTTATATTGCTGGCCATGGATGGTCGATTTTATGACAGAAATGTGCGGCAAATATTTTAAAGAATTTAAAATTATAGGCTGCGATTTGTTCGAATGGCCAAGATCATATGAATTAGTAGAAAACAAAAATAAGTTTGTTTGGTATACAAATGAATCCGGAGATGACTTTATGTTCTGCCCAAGAAATGAGTTACTTTGTCATTGGAAATACAAATGGTGTAAAATGGCTAAAGATAATGAATGGGGATGTGATAGAGTTGTTTGGGTAGATGCTGGTGTTGCTGAATGGTGTAAGATACCAGAATCAATGGGTGGTACTGAGTATCTTTATTATGGGTCAGATGAGTATAAAAGATATGGCCCTGATCATTGGTGGCCAGAAAACAAAAATAATATTTTTAACCCAAAATTTACAGAAGGTTTAAAAAGAATTTGGAAAGATCAAGATTGGTTTCATATTGCAACAATCATGTATAATGATAGACTTGCAGAATTTGATTGGCCTGAATATAAAAATTGGACAAGTAAAGTATTAACTGAAAAATACGGTTGGGAAAAATTTGGTAATTCTTGGCCCCATCAGGAAACTAGAAAAAAATTCAAGCTAAGTGAAAAAGTAATAGGTATAGATAAAGACAAAGGTAAACATGAAGCAGGTTACCCAATGTGGACTTTAGGTACCATATTCGGTGGTACGTTTGAGATGATAGACAAGCTATATGAAGAGTATATGGAACTATATCATATATTTACCGACAATAAAGATCTTTACCCAGTAACAGAAGAACCCATTTATAGTATCCTTGCAGCAGAACATGATTTGAACCTGTTTTACTTTCATACATGGTCTCATGATAAAGAAGATGAAGAGTGTTGCGTACAGGTATCTGATAAACCTTTCTATTCAGTAATTACAGACATTATTAATTATGGGGTAGATTAAATACTAATATGATGAAAAACTTTGACTCAATTTTGACCGACTGTTTAACCAGTAAGGGGTTAAAATATATTAGATTCAAAGTAGATCCTACTATAAATGCTGGTTTTGAATCTTCCAAATCTTATGAAGGTTTTGTATTACAAGAACTTTCTGCAGAAGCTTGCGGTATGCAATCCGGGTTACCACCCATGCTTAAAGTGTTAATGCCAAGCGGTCCAATGCCTGGAATTTTTGATGTTAAAAAGCCAGTATTAACTCCTTCTAAACCTAATGCTATTAATATGTTTAAAAAGTTTATATCTCAAAAATTAAGAAGTAAAGTAGGTAAAAAAGAATTACAACAAATTAGAAGATCTAACAATATAAACGATATCGAACAATATCTTAAACAAAGCGGTATGGATGATAAAGACCTTTTAGACCTTTATAAGAAAGTATTAAAAAATGCGTAAGACAGATAAAATTTTAGATGAAAGTTTGTGGAAGCATGTAAATGCTAAACGTAAAGCAGGTAAGTCTTCACACCCAAATAGTAAAGCATATAAAGCTGCTAAGAAAGCCGGTGAAAAGTTAGAGAGAAGTAAATCTGAAAGCGAAGAAAAAGCATATTATGAATATATTGGCTCAGGTGGAGCTAAAAAGTTATATGATATATACCACGATAAAGATTTAGATAAAAATAACCCTAAATCTGATAAATCTGATAAATCTGAAAGCGAAGAAAAAGAAAGCTATAATAACCCTCGACCGTTTTATGAAAGGATACCTTTTGATGCTAGCAAAATTAAAAAAGGCAAACAAAAAACTCATCCTGATTTTAAATACCACGGAGCTTCCAAAAAATTCCCTTTCAAATCTAAAATGGATGAAATCGCTTCTAATTATATCGATAAAGACGCTTTATTGGAAGCTAAAAAAGCAACTTACTGTGGCCGATGTGGTCATACTCACGTAAAAGGTACCCCTTGCCCAAGACCCTTTAAAAAGAAAAAGAAAAAGAGTGAATCTGAAGAAGCTAAGGGTGGGTTTCAACAATTAAAAGGTGATCAAAACACTTATGGTAGAACAGCTGCTCAAAGAACGGCTGACGAAGATTTATTATAAGTTGATTTCATTAGTACATACTCTATCATTACTAGATGAGCTTTAATAGTACTAAAATTATTGAATTAGGAAGTTGCGCATTCCGTCAACCTCGTGCAAAGTCTCATTGCCGTTTTATTCATGGTTATCGTCTTGTTGCTAAGTTTTGGTTTAGTTGCAATGAACTAGATGAAAATAATTGGGTAGTGGATTTTGGTAGCCTTAAAGGGCTAAAAGACAAACTAGAACAACACTTTGATCATACTACAATTATTTCTAAAGATGATCCATTTTTAGATGACTTTAATGATTTAAACAGAAAGGGTGTTATTGATTTGCGTATTGATGATGGTGTAGGTATTGAAATGTTTGCAAAGAAATGTTTTGATATTGCTAATATTTTTGTAAAAGCTGCTACTAATGATAGGTGTGAAGTAGAAAAGGTTGAAGTATGGGAACATGAAAAAAATAGTGCAACCTACACTAATAAATTTGTACAAAAAACTATTTTTGCTGATGACGACGTACCACTAGATGCAGTCGATTGGGATGCATATAGGGAAGCCGAAGCATGTGGACCACAACCAAACCCAAAAGACTTTATGAAAGAAGACGTAACTGATGATAATTTTGATCACGACGGTACTTTACCTGAAGAAAAGACACCCGGTGAAATTGAAGAAGAACAACAAAGATTGCCAGGTGCTAAACGTGATAAAAATATAAAAGTTGGAGCACCTGTAGGTAATGTGAAAAGCCAAGGTTTAGGTGATCCATTTGCTGGTACTAGTTGGGGTTCAGATAAACCTTCTGATCCATTAGCACCAAAAAGAGGATGATTCATAAAGAAAAAGATCCAACAATTAACAAGTTAGCTAGCGACGTTTTTTCGAAGCTAGCTGACATTTCTAAACCTGACAAAAACGAAAAATCTTCTGGTGATAACGTATCATTTGTATCACCAGAAGATGCTTTAAAAGAGTTGATCAAACTGCAAAAAGATCAAACATCAGATAACACGTGAACAATGTGTTTCAAAATTTTACTTCTTACAATATCATCATTACTAAAGAAATAAGAATGAATACCATTTGACTGGCTAATATCATTTGCAAATGCTTTAATAATTGGAGAAAACCCTGACTTTCCATTAATGTCTGATTGATTGGAATCACCAACTACAACGTATCTAGAACCTTCTCCAAATCTAGTAAGCAAAGTTGTTATTTCTTGCTTAGTTAAATTTTGAGCTTCGTCAATTATAACAATAGAACTTTTAAAAGTTAATCCTCTTGTAAAATTAACCGGTAAGCATTTTATATATTCTTTTTTGAATAACGAATTAGCAGTAGTTTTAGTAACTAACTCATCTAATTTATCCATCATAGGTAATGAATAAGGTAGGAATTTTTCATCAAGTTGTCCAGGTAAATGTCCTATTTTTTGGTTTGCAGATTCTACTACACTTCTAATATAGATTATCTGATCTAGCTTACCTGCTGCTAGTAATGTTAATGCTCCGAATACGCTTAGATAAGTTTTTGCTGTACCCGCTCGCCCGTCAGCAAATACTATCTTTGTGTCTTCTTTTAAAAGAGAAGTTACAAATTTTTTTTGATTCTCTGTAAAGGCATACCTATTCTTTACATTAAAATTTAAATCCCAATCTACAAGAAGATCTTCTCCTTGTAGTTGTTCCGACTCGAAAACAGCGGCTAGCCGCTTAGCTTTTCTTGCCATACTTTTAATATTTAATCTTGAACCTTAAAAGATACCATATATAATAAGTAGTATGAGTTTGAGTGAAGAAACTATTTTTCTTAGCGACGATAAAGTCTTTTATACCGTAGAAGGTGAAGGTGAATTTGTTGGTATGCCTTCAGTTTTTATGAGAATGTCTATGTGCAATCTTACATGCATTGGCTTTAAGTCAGAAGATGCTCCTTATGGTTGTGATAGCTATATTTCTTGGAGTGTAAAGAATAAAATGTCTTTTTATCATATTAAATGTATGTTTGAAGATAATGGGTATAAAGATCATTTATATAATGGAGCTATACTCAAATTAACTGGCGGTGAGCCTCTTATTCAGCAAGCTAAACTTCTTAAGTTTATAGATTATCTAAAAGAAGAATGGGGTTGGGTACCGCGTATTGATTTTGAAACTAATGCAACAATTTATCCTGAAGATAGGTGGGTAAAAGATTTTCAAGCTACATTTACTACATCACCTAAACTTAAGTCTAACGGTGATCCTAAAAATAGAAGATATAAAGAAGAAGTGCTTGATTGGCATACAATGCATAATTCGGGGTTTAAATTTGTTGTTCAAAGTAGACGTGATATGGACGAAATTATGACCGAGTATGTTGATAAATTTGATATACCTACAGGTCGTGTCTGGTTAATGCCTTGTGCAGGTAGTCGTGATGAACATATTCAAGTAGCTGCTGAAGTAGCTGAAATAGCAAAAGAGTATCATTTTAACTTTAGTCCAAGATTGCATTTATTATTGTGGGATATGGCTTTGAAAGTCTGACACTTATGAATAATTAATTACATGTCAGACTGGGTTGTACCTAATTTTTATAAATCACCGGAAAATTCCATTTTCGATAAAGAGTATGACTATCTCGTGAGTCTTGGTCATCGTTGTTGCGTTGGTCAAGCTCTTAATTACATGAGGAAGTCATCTTTTATTTTTGACTGGCAAATTACCCCTATTGACGTATTACCAAAAGTTTTTAAAAATGAATTTAAAGACGTTTACCCAGATAGTGGTGTAGAATTTGCCCATGTTATCTATCATACAGATGAAAACGGTAATGATACAGATCAAATTAATCACGAAGCTACAAATGAAATATATGTAAGACGTAGTCAGAGGTTAGTTAAACTTTTAAAAGAAAATAAAAGGAAACTTCTTATGGTTAGACACAAATACGTTTGGTATTGGTCTAAGTTTGAAGAAAACAATCCAAGACAAAGCGACGGTAAACCAATTTCTTACGATTTACAAAAACTTTGTGAATTATCAGATACACTTAAAAATGACTATGGTAACGATAAGTTTGAAATAATGTATGTTTATCAGGATCTTTCATGTTTAGATGAATTTAAATGGGATGAAGAAGGTAATATTCCGGACGATCAATTTAAACTTAAAGATGGTCAATCTATGATAGAAGAAGCTAAAGGTTTTACGTATATTGAACAAATGGGTTATAAAGACAAAAATATTACCCCAATAATTGTAAAACCAACTGTAAGAGTAGAAGGAAACGCTATGTGTAGTGCAATTAATTCATTTGTTAAGTTGACTGATGTTCACGATTTTCCTTTACCTTACGGGTATGAAAAAATTAAACTATCTAGGAACATAGATGTCGAATAAAATTCTATTTCAATCGGTTTGCGAAAATTATAGCGACGTTACTGATATTACTTCACCTCCTGCAAGAAAATATGCTAAAAAATACGGTTTTGATTATCAGTTAGATGTCAAACCTCATAGGTTTTACGGTCGTCATAATGCATGGAATAAAATCTATAAAATAAAAGAATTACTAAAAGAAAAATATGAATGGATATTTTGTATTGATGGTGATCTTTTAATATACAAATTTTATAAAGATATTTTTGATTACGTAGACAAAAGTAAGTCTCTTATAATGTGTAGCGACGGGGTAGCTGATACTTTGTATAATTTTAACTCAGGAGCTATGCTTTTTAAAAATACTGAATTTTCTAAAAAGTTTATTGATGATATAATCAATACTACCAAAGATGGTTTCTTTAATAAAAGACAATGGGAACAAAGCGTGATGCAATATCATGTAAGAGCTAATGATAAAGAATTTAAAGACCATATTCAAATATGCGGTTCAAACGACTTTAATCATAACAGTAAATGGGTATTTCACCCGGCTGACAAATACGACAAAAAAGATAAAATTGAAAGTTTAAAAAAGCATTGGCGCTGCTGTAGAGGTACCGATATTTAAAGCTAAATAGTATCATGAGTTTTTTAGTAGCTAATTTACCTGTTACACCCGTCTGGGTTAAAAAAGAATATCTTTACGATTTAGAAGAAGAAAACGGTAAGCTAAAAGGTGAAGGTGATTTAGTAGAAGGCACTTGGGTTACCGTAAAATCAAAACCAGGTAGAGCATTATTATTTGAAACGCTTTTATTAGAATATGGTGCATTATATGATAAGTTACCTATTTCAGCTTTTGTAT